TTTTTTTAGCTCTTCAAGCTTCATTGCGTTTGCTTGTGCGGTTGCAATCATGCGGTGGTACTCGTGGATGTTTTGCGGAAATTCGGTAATGTCTGTGTATGTACCGTTTAATGCTCCTTCTGATAAACTTTTAAGAAACTGTGGGTCAAAACTTGCTTTTCGGACAATGCTTTTGATATCGCATTCGTCTGCATAGCTTTCGATTTCTTGTTGGATGTCGATTGGTGCAGTTTCTTGGAGTACTTCTTGTCCTTTTTCGTCTTTCGTCCAGACGTATTGCTTTCGGAATTTTTCTCCGCTTTCAGAAAAGAAGGGCTCGCGCCCTTCTTCGTATCGTTTATTCATTCGGCTTGCCCTCCCATGTTTTTTCCTTTTCGTTTGTAAATTCGCCGGTTTCGTCTTCAAAAACCGCCAGCTTAAAGCCGGTATAGTCGCCTGGCGCCTGTCCAACAAACGTTTTTTCATCCTTTGCCATAACGTTGCACATTCGTGCGAATGTTGCGTTGTTCTTGCTCTCTCCTACCCATGCATAGCATTTTGCCACGCTGTCCCACAAGCCGAAATATTCATGCTTCATGTTATTTACTCTCCTTTGTTTACAGCCGGATGCCGCCGCGCATAGGCTTTTGGCTGAGGTTAATAGTTTTGGTTTTTCGCGCTGTCACGTTGAACATTCGCCGGTCTTTTGCTCCGCTCATTTTTTTACGATGTTGTGCCATCATTATACTCCCTTCTCATTAATTCCGTTTCGATTGCGTTTGCTAAGGCTTTCATTGCCCAGATTTCATCGATTAACTTATGAGCGTCCTCGATGTTTGATACTCTTTTGAGCATTTTATACTCGCCTTCTATTTCTTTGTATTTTCGCAAGAGTAGTTCTTGCAATGCTTCTTCGGGCTGGTCTCGTATATTCCATGTTTTGTACGTCATGATTTTACTCCTTTTCGTTGATGCTATCGTGCAGTGCGTGATAGATTTCGTCAAGCTTTTCGAGGATTTGCATCATAATGCGGATTGCCTGTTTGACGTCTTTGATACTGATTAGTGCCATTTTATACCCCCTTTCTGTACTTTGCATTGCGTACATCAAAATGTATCCAGTTATCGTATACGATAATGCCGCAATTGTTTGGTACGATTTTATTTAGCTCCTTTGCTACGTCTTTTGGTGTCATGCCGTTTACTCGGATATCTGCTGCGCATCCTCTCATGTGGTAGCTGTACTTTGCACCGCCAACTTTTTTGTTGTGTTCCGGTGTCCGGTATCCGCTGGTGATGATTATCGGTTTGTTGATTGTCTGCCGCAGCATCTCTAGCAGTGTTACTAGATATTCGTCGATAAACACGATCGGGCTCCCGTCTTTGCACGCAAATTCTTTTACTTTAAAGTGGTTTGTGATTTTTACGTTTCCGTCTGTGTCTGCGAGATAGCTCTTGATGTTCATATCCTATCATCCTTTCGTTATCTTGTCAATTTCTGATGCGGGATACGTGGCGTAATCTGTGTATGTTATGGTGTTTAAGATTTGGCTGTCTCGATCGTTGCGCCCGATCAGGTACTCGTCTGTACCGTCTAAGTAATCTATAACGTATTTGTTGCCATATTTTGTCGTTCTTTTGCTTTCGCCTTTTTTTATCATGTCAATTAGGACTTTTTTTAGATCTTTTTTTCTCATTTTGTTTCACTTCTTTCTTTTTTTTGAGGTTTCTCTCTCTCTTTTTGTATTATACCACTTTATGCTTTTTTTTGCAAGTGAATGTTTTTCATCTTAGCGTTAATCGTTTTTTAGTCTTGACTTTCATAGTTTGTTCATTTTTGTTGCTGGTCTTGCTCCTTTGTTTTGAATGCGCTTTAGCGCTCTTCCGTGCGTAGCGTATGCGGAGCTCGGATAATCCATTCATTGTAAGCGCTGTGCGCGTTTTCAACACTTTCAACAGTTTCAACAGGTTTTCAACATAAAGTTGCACAAAGGTTTTCGTCATTTTGACGGACTTTCAACAATTCAACAAGTTTTCAATAAAACTTTCAACAGTGTTTTTTGCTTTTTATTTACGCTTTAGCGTTAAATTTTAGTACTTTTCAACTTTTCCACTACCTCTACTACTACTCCTACAACAAGTTATATATTATACGGCGCTTGTGAGCTTGCGAACAATAGCGCCTAAGAGCCGCGCGTGCGCGCGTGCGCGCTTCGCGCGCGTGCGCACGTGCGATAAGAGATAGCTATTTGATAGACCTAGCCCAGTATCTTACTTGATAGGTACTGGGCTAGGTGACACTATGACACTGTTAAAGTGTCCCTCTCTTCTTCGTTTGCTTCTTGATTACTCTCTCCCTCGTTTTACACTGTTCTGCAAAGTCTGTGTTCTCATACTTTAGCCGGTTTTCTGCTATCGCTGCTTCTTGTCTGTTCTGTTTAATTCTCCACAATCTTTGTGGGTTTTCAGCTTCCATTTTCTTTTCATAGTATCGTGGTATCTGCGCGTGCTTTCCGTTTGTACACTGTATATAGCCTTGTCTCCAGATTTCTGCTTTGTGTTTTTCGTAATAGTTGTCTCCTAAACCCGGCTTTAGGCTCATACATGCAAATGGTTTTGCTTGCCCTAGCTCGTAGTATGCGTTTGCTTTTTGACCGTCTATCTCATACATTTTTTTTGTGACGTATCCAGCAACATATCTATATGTTTCCGGCACTGCTTGTGCTATCTGTATTTGACCCATGCCCCATAGGTCTGCTAGCCATTTACTTGTAAAGTATCCGTTGTGTTGTATCTTGTATAGGTGTTCTAGGTCTGTTGGTTGCCATCCATACAAGATCATGTGGTAATGTGGTCTTGCTGTCTGTTCTCCGTATTCTCCCGCTACAAAATAGCGTAATTTGCCCCTGTAAGCCTTTCTGAGCCGTTTTAAAAATTTTTGAACGTCAGGATACAGTAACGTTTGGACGCTTTCAGGGCGCTTCTCTCCCGGCTTCCAGACGTATTGCACTTTTCGCATGATTTCACCTGTGTTTATAATCATTCCCGGTACATGGTCGTCATCATAGGTTAGTGTAATAAACCAGACTTGTTCTTTTGGATAATCTCGTGCTTCCAATTCTATTCGCGTTGTCCAGTCCTCACGTTGCCTGATTCTGCACCCAATACATTGTCCGCATGGTATTAGCATAATGTTTTTTTGGTACATCAAATCTTCATATTTGAGCTGTTTCCCTGACATTTCAGAAAAACGGGCGAGTGAATACACCCGCCCGCTTATATCTTTGTTGTTCGGGTTGTACAGCCTTATTAATGGCTTGTAGCAACTCATTTTAAGTAATCACCTGGCTTTCTTTTTTCTCCGTATTTTCCGGTCTTGTCTTGTGGCGCAATATAGTTTTTCTTTGTCGGTTGTTTTACTGTTGCCTTATCGATTGCCTTATCTGTGCCGCTTGCAACATCTGTTAAGGCTTTCTGAAGTCCGTAAGGTGTCATGTGCGTTGTGCTAAGCATTTGCTGCCAGCTTTGTGCTGCGTTGTACCAGTCGCTTTGTGACCAGCTATAGCTTTCATATGCGTTTGGTACGAATCCTCCGCTTCTGCTTACTCCCAGTGCGCTGCTGCTTGCTAGTCCCATGCTTGCACCGCTGATTGTTCCGGCACTTCCGCCTGGTGTGCTTGCGCCACCGTTTGCAAAGGCTAAGATTGGATTAAGTCCTGCCTTGCGCATATCTTCCACTGCTCGTTGATATGCCGTGTTTGACATGTGCTCTTGCCACTCTCTGTTTGCTAGTGCTTCCGCGCTGTTGTAGTTCATGGCTACGCTGTTTTCGATGTGATTATATACGCCTTGCATGATTGCTTGTAAGGTGTTATAGCCCATTTGTTTAAGCATACTTTGACTGTTGTATTTGCCTTGCATTGCTGCTTCCTGTCCTTGGTATGCGTATGCTTGTTTTAGCCACTCGTCTTCTTGTTTAATGTTTGTTCCGGCTTGGCTACCGCTTATTGAGTGCCCGCCGCCCTGGTTTATGCTACCGCCCTGGCTTTGGCTGTTACCTGTTTGTCCCCATCCGCCGAATGCTCCGGCTATGTTTTTAGCTGCTCCCGCGAATGTGCCGATTGTGTTTGCTACGTTTCCCGCTACGTTGAGCGCTGTTAAAAGTCTTGATAATCCTGTCATTTAAAAATAGCCCGGATTTCTCCGGGCTTCCTCCTTTCTTACAGTTTGTACAAGCCCGGTACGCTGTACAAAGGTATCCGTCTTGTGGTCTTGTTTGCTACGCGGATTGCGCCAAAAAATTGCGGCTCGTCCTGTACGATGAGCGTGCGTGCAATTTCTTCTTTTCCTTCTGTCATCCATTCTTGCGACAGTGTCGGTACAGTCGAGTAGTTGTCGGCGTAGTGCCAGAAGTCCAGCGGACCTGTCGCGTTGCTTCTCATTTTGCCGGATACGCGGTTAGGCTTCATTCGATAGTCTGCCCAAGCTTCTTGGTAACCAAATGTTTCTTCGTCTGTTGCTTCTCCGGTCAACATGATTTCCTTTTTCTTCACAGGCTGTTCGCCCAAGTTTGCAAACTGAGGCACGTAGTAGTCTAACCTGTCCGTTCTGCTCCAAAAACGTTCCAGGCCTTGCTGGTAACTGTGATTGTGTCGCACACAACAGACACCGATTACGAACCCGTGTTCCTCAAAGGACTTTGTAAAACTGCTTTCGTTGATGGGTGTTACTGACATTGCGCCAGTTTCGCCGATCGGCGTGTCTGTGTCGCTTTTCTGTCCGCTGGTTTGTACGATCTGGTTCATGTTGACGCGGTATCTGCCACCGCCCAGGTACTCCGGTACTTGTACTGTTTTATCCGAGATTACCACATCCCATAGTGCCTGTACCTGCTCACGGTATCTGCTACCACCTCTTGCCAGCGCTTCGTAATATTGCTGTACTGCTACGGCTTTTCGCAAGTCGTTGATTGTTGCGGCGGAGACTGATGCGAGGTCTGCGCCTAGGTATACTACGCTGTGTTCCGACCCCGTTCCGTCTCCAATGGCTAAGTATGCTGATCCTGTGCCTCCATCTTCTGCGATTGCATACAGTTTGTCTTTGATATTGGTCGGGTTTGTGTTTCCGTCATGAAAGCTGTTTACATATAGAGGTGCTTTTTCGTTAAATTTGTCACTTGTGTATCCGGTTATTCTTGCATTACCTTGCATCGGCAGCATTACTTCTGGCCCGCGCTGCGGATACGGTAAGCAGCTGGTAAAGTAGTCGTGGAATTTGCTGACCGGTAAACAATAGCCCCCTTTGTATGCGTTTTTTAGTCTATTTTCAATTGTTGCTTCTTTTTCGTTTATTCCGCTTTTTGTTCCTGTGTCGTAAACCACATCTTGGCTTGCCGTTTGGATTGTTGCTGCGTTTTCAACGTTTTCGTCTCTGAAAAATTCATTCCATATTTTTACGTATGCTCTGACTGGTAGTGCGTTGATAGCGAATGTGTTCTTTATTTTTGTCGGCACTCCCATGTAGTCAAGGATAGTTCCTTCCGCTGGTTTTGGAATTCCTCCTCCTGTTACGGTTATCACAATTTTTGGTACTTTGTAATTTTTTTCTGGCATCCAAGGTGTGTCTTCTACTTCTCCCATGAATTTTTTGAAGTCATCCCATAAAATGCGGTTGGGACAATAGAAATAATAGAAGTCAATGAATGCATCATCCATCACCGGATACTTTGGCGTGGTCATTCTTATGATTGCGCTTGTGTCTACGCTGAACGTATCGCCTGGAAGCACTTCGTCCACGTAGAACGGAATCAGTTTGCCGGCATCAAACGTTGTTAAAATCGTCTGGTCACGGTTGAATCTTGTTCGACTTGCTTTCATTTCTGGGATTTGGTTGAAGTGCCGTTCATTGTTTCGATTCACTTTTCTCCCTCCTTTGCTTCAGGTTCTGCTTTTGTTTTTTCCGCTTCCATTTTTTTTAGCTCTTCAAGCTTCATTGCGTTTGCTTGTGCGGTTGCAATCATGCGGTGGTACTCGTGGATGTTTTGCGGAAATTCGGTAATGTCTGTGTATGTACCGTTTAATGCTCCTTCTGA